TACTCAGGAGCAGCTCCTTGCTTGTCTAACTCAGCAACAATAGCATCAATATCAGCCAATGTAGCAAAATCAGAATCACCACCAGCAGCAACGATACCACGATCTTGGATAGCAGCAAAGTAACCTTCAGAACCACTAACAGCTACACTGTCTACAGAAATACCTGTAGCAGGAGTGTCTTGGCCTAAAAGCATCATCATTTCACGCTTGTCCATAAATCTCTGACGAGTATCCATTTCGCCTTTTACGTACCAACGGTAGTCACCATTACCTACATTGATATAACCAATGTTTGTTGCTTGAGAACCAGAAACTTTGAAAGTTTCTTTCAAGATCATATAAGGGTTTTCACGTCTGATAACATTAGACTCTAAGAATTGAGAAGGCTGATCAGTTCCTTGTGCATACAAGTTACCAATAACAGCTATCTCTACTACATTAGCAGTACCACCAGCTTGAGCTATACCGAAAGATCCAGTAAGTGCTCTTAACGTTACATCGTAAGCTGCGCCACCAGTACCGATTCCTTCAGTAGCTGATACGCCATCAACCAATGCACGAGATTGTCCGTTGATTAATACTACGTCATTGTTACGTAATATACCATTACCTGCTGTGCTACCAGAAGCAACAGCAAAAGTAGCTGTAGCATGCCCACTAGCTAGAGTACCACCAAAGTGACCTCTTACTGTAGAATGCAAACGTGATTCTTCCCAGTATTGTACTGAGTCATCAGAACCGTTAGATTTAACAGCTCCAGTCATTTTCAAAAATCCAGTGATGCTTTGATCACCGTAAGTCTTTGTTAAAATGTCACGATTATCGGGTGCGTTAACCGTTGACAGGAAGTCTCCCAAAGAAGAGTACTTCGCTGGATCTAGCTGCTTAATTGAAGCAGCTTGTCCTCCGCTTAAAGGGGGAGTAGTAATTGCCATAATAAATATGTTTTAATCTTTTATAAAAATTTAAGTGTTTTGTCTACACCAAGAGCATCAAGTATTTGTTGCTCTAAATTGTTGGTATCATTACCCTTACCAACCTGTGGGCTCTTTGTCGATACATTGGCAGCTTGAGTAACTATCTTACGCTGTCCGTCACTTAGCCCTTGTTGATATATACTCTTTGCAATCGCATCTATATTATCAACTAAGGCACGATGTGCATTGAACGTATCGTAATCCCAGTTACCACCCTGATCAACATACTGATCAAAGAAAGTTTCAAGATTTGCATTCTTGTCTACTAAGTTATTTCTGTAATCATCACTAATCCCAAAGTTGAACTCTCCATTAGGAAGGTCAAATGTTAGAGCTTCAAAAGACTCTGTTTCTTTTTTCATAGCGTTGATCCAGTTTTCATCAATAGGACTTTGAACACTATCTTGAGTCCCTTCAGATGATGGAAGCATATACGATGAACGTAAATCTTCAATGCTCTTCTTGGACTTATTTGCATCAATCTTTAATTGTAGTTTAGATAACTGTATTTCTTCTTCCGTATAAACGTCTTCATCAAGTTTATACTTGTTTCCGACTAACATATCTATCTCACTGCTATTTAGTTCAGGGTGTTCAGATGTCATAGACAACTTTACAGCCGTTAGATCATCCATTTCGGATGTATCAATAGACTGATACTTGAACCAATCTTCTGGAGATCGACCTGTCGAATTAACGAAATCAGCAATTACCTTAACTCTATCATCGATATCTGCTTTATTTTCAGTTAAAGATGATTTTAATTGATCGATGCTTTCTAACTCTGTTCCAAGCGTTTCGCTTAAATACTTGAGCACAACACCGTCCACATCTACATCATCTAGATCTGAATCATAATTGTTTTCACTATTTAAAGAACTTTCTTGAGCAGGAGCTTGTTCGTACTCTTGCCCTGTAGAGCTATCGGAAACTTGAGCTTCTGATACCTCTTCGGTTGTTACAGCTTCTTGCTGTTCTACAACTTCATTGTTTTCACTGCCAGAAAAATCATAATCCGCAGTTGCACCCTCTGGCATTCCAGAAGGCTGTTCTGTATTTTCTGTAGCTTGAAGCTCTGCTGGAGCTTCGTCACTTAAACTAAAGCCAGCATTTTCTATAGAATCTGCTACCTCTTTTTCAATTGAACTCATAATTTATATTTAATTTATTATTACAAAGGTATGTATTCTACAGATACCTTTTTACAATAGCCTGTATGTCTGAAGAATAACTGGCAAATTGCTTCCCTGCTTTTGTAGCTGCTTTCTTTTGAGCCTTTGCTTTTTTGTATAGATCAGCTTTTTTAAGAGCTTTAACAGCTGCCGCTGGAAAATAAGGCTCACCAGTTTTTAGACTTTTCTTACCACTAGCTGTTCTCCAGTTTTGTTTTGTCCATTCTCTTAAAGACTGTTGTGATTTTTTGAGAGACATTAGTTTGTATATCCTCCTCCTGCGGCTTTATATTGTTTTGCAAGCATTTGAGCTTTACGTGCAGACCACTGACCAGCACGACCTCCTTTAGTTCCAGCTAAAATTTTCTTAAATAAACGCTTACGCATTTCTGGCTTTGTATAGTTGCCAGCTTCGTTTACTCTTGATTTTCTTTTTTTAACCTTCATTATTATTATCTTTTAGCTTCCGCAGGCTTCGCAGTCATCAGGATTGTCTATATTACAGGCATCTGGTTGTTCGCATTCTGTTAGCATGTCCACAAAGTCTTCAAAGTCATCGGTCATGTTTTCTTTGTTTAGGTTAAGAAAACAAAGATACTAATTATCTACCTTGACCTTTGTAACTCTTTTTATAATTGCGACTAGACTTATTGCTGCTTTCTTTTTTGCTATGCTTACGCCTTTTTTTACTTTTTGAAATATATAGTAAAAGAATATTCTTTGCCATTTTATCTAAACTGATAATTAATACCTGCTCTTACACCAAAGACTCTTCTGTCCCAATATTTAGTTAACTCACCCTCAGCGAATAGTCCCCAGTTTCTTCCAAGCTTCCATCCTAATACAGCACCTGCTGTATAGTCAAACCATTGATCACCATCTACATAGTTTTTATACGAAAAGTGTTCCTCACCTACCATATGTCTATGTGCAAACAGAAGGTTACCCCAAGTGTGTATCCAGAACTTATCGCTGTAATGATAATAATCTATCCCTGCTATAGCTGACAAAGAGCCTAGATAGCCAATGCTGTCTAATACTGTGTTATTATATCTACGCATTAAGTCTGGAAAAACATGCCTTCTAAAATCCTCATCGCTTGATGCGATTTCGTTTCCTTCAAAATCTTCCCAATACCAATCGTAATCATCAACAGTATCATTGAGGTCAGTATCTATGCCGTACATATAATCTGCAAATCCTCTGCCGTAAGCAAAAATAAACCAAGCAGTGCTGTCTAATAACTCTTCTATTGGATTGTATCCATACGGCTTATTCTGTCTAGCTGCTAACCCAAGACTAAAGTCTAGATTACCAACGTGTGCTCTAAGTCTAGCATCTACTTGAGCATATTTTAAATTAACAAGACCTTGATTGTAGTAATCTCCTTTGACCATCCAGTGTTTAGCCATATGCCTAAAGAAGTATCTTTCATTTTCATACTCTCTGCCTTGTTGTCTACCTTTATCAAACTGAAATAAATATTCTAATCCTTTTACTGCACCAACTGTTGCTGAGGTAGAAAGACTATGTTCAGTTTGTCCATCGTAAAATCTATTCTGTCTGTTTTCGTAATCAAATCTAGCAACCTTTCTTATACCAAAAGAAACCTTGTAGTCGTATGGGTTTTCGACAGTAATGTCCTTTATCTCACCCATTTGATTTATGTAGTATTGAGTTCTAGCAGGGGCAGGAGTAGATGCAAATCCACTTGTATAAACTGTTGCGTATTTAAATATACCCAAAGGATCAGCTTGACTGAAAAGTATTTGCGGCAACACTAAAACTATTATGACTAAAAATCGTTTCATTAGAATTTATTTGCTCCTGTTAGTTCATCTATATATTCTTGGATTTCATGATGAGTAATGTCTAACTTCATCATGATGCCAGCTTCCCATCTTCTAACCTCTTCGCCATCATTGTATAATATGATAGTAGGAACAGATTTTATTCTACTTTCTGTTTTTAGCTCTGGATTCTTATCTATCCATGCGTTAAATATTCTAGCATCCGAAAGTTTCTGTAAACTTTTTAAGCTATTAGATTTATTAAAATCAGCATTATACTGAACTACTGCTAATCCTTCGCCCCAAGACTTTGGGGTGTTTTTATTTGATGTGTTGAAGGTAAAAATTAATAATATGAATAATATAACAGGCTTCATATTATTTCATTTCAAATAATCTTTCTTCTATTTTGTCAAGTTGCTCTTTAATATCTTCGACATCTTCCTGAGTATTCATAATGGTTTCCCTTACTAACTCGTCCTTGAGGTCATACTCTGTTCTAGAAATAACTGGAGCTGGTAGCTCTTTAGCTTCTTGTATTCCAGCCTGTAAATCCCAATAACCTAATACTACTACACCAACACCAGCTACTATAACTCCGATGGTCTTAAGTGATAGCCCTACTACTGTGTCTTCAGATATTTCCTTTGCCATTTTTTATTGTTTTAGCAGAGTATTTATTTTTTCTTTTAATTCGGCTAATGCAACTTTTATTGCCTCCATATTTTTAGCATTAGTTTCGTGTCTTTTGCTAAACTCATTTTTTACTTCGTGTATACTAAAAAAGAAAAACCTATACAATGCGTATAATGCGCCTATTAGTAAAACTAAAGGCAATCCATATCCTTCTATAAGTTTTAGTATATCTTCCACTATATTATTACCACTTAACTAAGTCTGCCCAATAAGCGGCAGACATTCTACCTTTTGCTATGTTCTTTCTGTGACGAGCTTTAAATGAAGCTCGTTTCTTTTTCATTTTTTCAGACTCTCCCTTTTTAGGCTTGCCTGCTGTTTTGGCCCCTTGTTGCCCAAAGCGAATAAGTTTTATCTTGTCTCCTACTTTAGCAACCACAACGTGAGACTTTGTAGGATGATTAGGAGTACGTTTTGGCTTATTGTAAGCTGTTACTCCAGCCTTTTCTAAACGTGGATCCTTTTTCGCTTTCATTAAGCAAAGATATAAAAAAAGGTCGCACGTAATTGCGACCTTTACTCTTCCTATGGAAACCAGCTATCAGGAATACTAGATAGTGTGCTCATTGATGATTGATAATCAGGATGAGCTTTTACAGCATACTCCTTTCCATTCATATGCTCTACTACTACAGCCCATTTTATAGTATGCACTCCATCGTATTCTTCTGCTTCAGTAACGATAGTGTTATACTCTTCACACTGCTCTTTAGTTCCTTTGTAGTACATATTCTATCCTACGTAATAATTCTTTAAATCTGTTTCTATATCCGCTCTAGATGATTGAATAGAGTTATAAAATATTAACTCTTGAACATCTGAGTTAAGAAACAATGATGCACTTCCTGCTTGATTCCTACCTAATAATCTAAAGGCAGCCCAGTTTCCTGATTTAGTGCCTGTGCCTACAGCACTTCCAGCATTAATAAATTGACTAACATTATCGCTGCCATCTCTTTGAACAGCATATATAGCTCCTGTTCCATTAGTAAGAGCACTAGAGGCTGTAAATGATGATCCTCCTCCAATTCTAACTTGAGTGTCACCTCCTGATGTGATTCTTATCCTATCATTTTCATCTGAATTACTGTTAATTAAAACACCAGTGCTACTGCTAGTACCTTGATTTGACTCAATAGCAGAAACAAAGTACCAATCATCAACACCTGTTATAGTAGTGCCAAAATCCATTTCATTAGTTGCTGATTTTAAAAAACGAAGAGCAGGCTTTCCTTGAGCGCCTGCTTTAATTACAGAGGTGGAGCTACCAATATATATTTGAGGTTGCTTAGAAGCAGTACCCTGAGTAAATTTTCTACCATTACCGCTTTGATCGTACCAATCTGTTACGAATCCGTCATTGCTTCCGCAAAATGATTGTATTGCGGCAGTGTCTAGATCTCCATTAGCATCAAATCCTATATCTAAAGGATCTCCTCCTGCAGCTGACCTAACAGTAATAGCAGGCCCAGAGTACGAGGCAGTAAGTCTCCTTAGAGATACTGCTGCTTCTGCACCTGAATGCGTATCAAGCACACCAACAAAAGCTTCACCTCCAAATGGTTTTGTTACACCTAGACCTAATCCTAACATTATGATACTTCTCTATAAACTAAAACTTTCCCTGAGTCTACTGTAATAGAAGTAAACCTTCCGTATATAGTAAGACCTTTAGGTATAGTTACATTTGTCAAGCTATCTCCCTCTGATGCAGTAGCATCTATCTGAGCATCTTCCAAAGCTGTAACAGCAATGTAAACGTGAGAGTTGATCGTACCAGTGGTAACATAATCAAAACCAGCTTGACCAAAACTTTGAAGTCTAAATTCAGCTTCTCTTTGTAATTTTTCAGCCATTGTTTTTTCTTTTATACAAATTTAATAATTAAATGTCTATGATATTAGTGTCTTCAACAAGTTCTCCTCGCTCTCCCTTTCTTTGACTTATAAGTTTGGATTGCTCAACAGCTTGCTTTTTCACCCTACTATCTTTTCTATCTTCCTTCATAGTGTCAACGTTGTTCTTTACGTTGCTTTCTATCTGTTGCTCTAGAACCCCGTATTCTCCTTTTATCTTTTGAAGCTCTATATTCATTTGGTGTTCTAACTGAGCAAGCTGAGCTTTCATCTCAAACTCCATTTGTTTTTTCTGCATTTCAATCTGCATTAACGCTTGCTCCTTTTGAACTTCAGCTTGAGCCTTAGCCTGAGCAGCCTGAGCATTTGCTTGAGCTTGAGCCTGTATATTAGCCTGAGCTATTTGTTGTTGCTGATTTATTCTTTTCTTTCTTCTTATAACAAGAAGTCTCTCAGCTTGGTCAACATCTTTTATATTTCTTATAGCTATAGCATCTTCAAGGTCTATTTCTTTTTGACCTAGAGCTATCTGAATGTTTTGCTCCAAGTATTGACGATCCCTGTCGTTAAGATCACTTGTCACACGAATGCCAAAGTTATACATAGGTAGCTTGCTAAAGCTATTGAGAACCTTCATGTTAGTTTCCCCTATAGCCTTTTCATAAACACCATATATAATTGATTCAGGAGGTAAAATCTGTAAGCACTTTAACACGTCTTCACAAATCTTCTTATACAATATCATGGAAGAATTTGTAATGTCATATATAGCATTGTTAGCAGCTGCAATAGCCATTTGACTAACACCCACTAATGCATCAGACTTTGGTGTACTTCCGTCTACTATTTCATTGATTCCTGTAGCATCACGTATCATTCTTAGATAATGATTATACAGTGCAATCAATTCATTAATGTTTCTAATACTGTTATCTATCTGTCTAACAGGAGGATTTTGGAATCCTCCTTCTGGGTTTTTACTACGATAGTAGAAGACACCAGTTTGCTCATAAATATCTTGTATCTCCAAAGGCTGAAGATCTCCACCCCTACCTAAATCAACATTTTCTAGACCTTCAATATCTATGATTATCCCATCTGGCTTAGCCTTAGCTATTGCCTGTTGTATCTTTAAGTGAGAAAGCTGTAGCTGATCTGCAAAGCCAACAACACTAGATACCAAACTTTTGGGAACCATTCCACGAATATTAGTAGCAACAACAGAATAGGACATTGTAGCTCTTGTTAAATCGTGAACATTTTTAGGAATGTTATTTTTCTGAGAGTAATCGAATAGATACTCAGTACCTATTACATAAGATCCTCCATATACAGTAGCATTATTCATTACTACTGGATCTCTATCATAAACACTATTTTTAGGAGCTTCGTAAGTATTTCCCTTGTAGTAAAATCCTATGTTTCCAAATCTAGATTCTTTCTTCTCATAGATCATAGAGTCTACAGATATAAACTCAAAATCTAAAATCTCTATAGCGTACTCATCATATCCGTAAGTGTAGTTTCCACTTCTTTGATCATAGGTATTAACACTCATTTTAGAAGCATCATTACCATACCTACTCATTACTGTTTTTGCTATTTCCTTATATTGCTTCTCTGTAAATTGATCTCCAGCTATTCTTTTTAGCTCTTGAATAGACATTCTTTTTATATGTCCTGCATATACTATATCAGAGAAAGTAGGATCTTCTGTGAAGCTGTGCAAGAAGTAAGCTGGATCTACATATTCTTCTTTGATTCCGTAGTTTGGATCATTTGATCTTTTAACAACTGCCATCCCACAATTGACCAAATCTTCAACAGCTCTTCTAAATATCTTGTCTTCAAAATTATTCCAAGACAAAGTCATATCTGTAGCTAGCTGTGCAGCTATCTCAGCATCTGTTTTTATATTGGTGTCTAAGAATATTTCTACTTCTTCAGGGGTATCTGGCAGTCTATCAGGATCGACATCAACCTTTAGTCCAGAGGCTTTAGCCTCTTGAAACATCTCTTTCTTTTCTATCCTTAAAGCAACCTTTCTTTTCTTAGCATCCTTTTCGCTTTTTGATAAAGGATCAACAGCTTCTACTTGAGGGTATCTGTATGCGGATATTATTTTATTGACAACTATTTTTGCGAACTTAGGAACAATTGGAACTGGAGTGTAATCCAATGTCATCATTGTCCCCCCTTGATTATTTGGATCTAATGAGTTTAATATCTGTTTATATATTGTTGTGTCCTGAGTTCCATTGGCATAAGACCTAGAAGTTTCAAACTCTTGGAATCTTTTTCTATATAAACTACCCTCAAGGTTAACCCCTCCCCACTGGGCTATTAGTGATTTAGCATAAGCTAGACCGTAAGATTGTTGCATTTTTTGCTCTGTGGAAGCAAGGGGATCTGGAAAAGAAGATTTATTATATTCGTTCATCGTTTCGCTGAATCGTTGTAATAGTTATCACTTGCAAAGATAGGATTTTTATTAACGCTGGATTACAGAGCCTTTACGAAAAAAAGTTTTACGTTTATTCGTTGTAGATTTTTTCTTTTGCTTCACCTTTTGAGCCGCTAATAAAGCGAGTCCAGAAGATATTGTAAGGTCATATTGTGTCCTGTTGTCTATCCTAAAATTTATCCAATCTTCTAAAGTTCTATTAAAATACATTGATTGATATCTGCCATTAGAGTCCATACCAACATAATCATGAATATAAGATTCTATTGCTTGAGCATGAGCCTGTATAACATCTTGAGAGTTAGATGGTATTCCTTTGGTTTTAACAGCTACTCTAGCTGTTGACTTTAGATGCTCTGGTCTATCCATAAGGTAATTATCGTATCCCCTTGTTTCAAAATACCTAGCTATTCCATACTTGTTGTTTTCTATTAGTATTTTATACCCATAGTAAAACGAAGCCATAAGAACATCCTCGTAAAATATTCTAGCCAATGGAGGTCTGGATGCGTATTCTAAAACAAACATATTAGAGGGGTGCTCCATATTAAACTTATTGTAAAGATGGAATGCACCCTTAGAACCTCTACCGTCTACCGTTGCATCAAGATCATAACTATCCACACCACCTACTCCTAGCCAATCGTTTGAGGGAGATCTTTTGACTTTATTCTTATCAAAATTGTTTCTCATAGAGGCTGGAGGAAGCCAAGAAACCTTAAACCTTCCGTTGTCATCAGGTCTAAATACCACTGTAGTATCTTGCTTTCCATCCTGCCAAACAAAGTTTCCTCTTACAACTGGATCAGGATATAATTCTTGATTGTGTTCTATTTGTTCATATATCTTAGATATATTGAACAGGCTTGATTTTGTGGAATCTCTAAAAGCTTCATCAGCAGTAAATGGAAACTGCCTGATACTTTCGTTTAGTTCTGTGCTGTCTCCAGACAATCCTTTTCTTTCATTTTTAAGATACACCTTTGATCCTATCTCAACCATATCTCCATCTATGCCTTCAACAGGTTTTTCTGGACTGTCAATTACTGGATTGCCGTATATATCAAAGAATCCTTCAAGAGCTTCATAGGCAGGAATAAATATTCTATACAGCATACTCTTGGTTCTATTATTAGAGTTTCTGTCTAGAGGATTAGACATATCCCAAAGGTCTCTATAGTTCCTTCCACCTTTATCTAATGGGTTTACCGTTGATCCTATTATAGCCTTGCCTACAAACTTTTTACCTACCATAAGACAGGTTCTTTGTATTCTCCAAATCTCTTTTATGTCTTCTGGCTTTTCAAACTTTCCGCCCTCATCTATAAATAATAGTTTTAGCTTTTCTCCATCATAAGCATTTGATGTGGTATTTCTCCAGTTTATAACTGTATTTAAGGCTTGCTCTTTTGAGCTGGTTTTATTATTCTTTGTAATCCTTTTGCTAGGCTCTCTAAATGCTAACTCTGTTCTAGGATTTGTAGTACCGTCCTGAATAGGCTTGAAGAAAAATGGATAGTTTCTATACATACCTACTACCTTTTTCATAAAGATATTTTCCTGAGCATCTTTACCAGTCTTTGACATAATGCCAACTGTAACATTATAGGTAGAAGTCCCTACATCATCAACTTTACTAGCAGCTATATTGGTATATCCAGAACGTCTACATTTGGTATACAGCTGACCTGCACATCTAGGATCTACCATACAGGCCTCCATGTGATAGTTGATGTGTGACTGAAACTTCATGTAGTAGCCATAAAAGCTAGCATCAATCTTGCTCCATTGAAGCATCATATAATGAGATCCTGTTATGTATGTAGACTCTCCATTATTATAAAACCAAAGACCATTTCTTCTTCTTTGAAACTCTTGCCTTATATAAGGCTCATACTTAATCTTAAACTCTTTTGGCATATCATGCCACTCATCCATAGATCGTATTCTAGAAAGCTCAGTTGGCATTTCGTGCCTTCTCCAGTATTGATCTTTTTTAGAAAGATCATGATATAGTATTTTGTTTTTTGCAGGCTTTTTTGGCAGCTGTATATTTAGATCAGATATATTCACTATCTCTCCCTCAGTGTCTAAAGGACATATATTTATGACCTTATCATCATAACCTTTTATGTCTTTTAATCCAGCCATTATCTTTCAGCGTACCTTTCAGAAAATCCTCCTGAAAAATCACCAGTCTGTTCTATGCCTCCTGTTTCTTTGAGCTCCTTAATCATGTTCTCAAGCTTTTGATATTCAACTATTAAGTCTTTTGCATCTAATGCAGATTCCTTAATACTTTTAAGTTCAGCCCTTCTGTTTGATCCACTTAGCTCAGAGTCTACAGGTTTTTTTATTTCTTCAGTGATGTTTCTGATTGCAGATGCCATTGCCTCTAAAAGTTCTTCACCTGCCTTAACACTGCTAAAAACTTTCTTCCTGCCCATTATAAAAGTACAGCGTATATCTGATCCAGATGAACACGATAAACTTTTTGATCATTTATGTTCATTTCGTAGTCAGCATTTTTTACAATCATTACTTTATCTCCAGATTTTAATCCAATCTCTTTAGTTTGAGGAGAGTCATAAAGAACATAACCGTATTGATTATAACTTGGCTTTTCAGTAGACATAACAATACCGCTATCTGTAACTTCTTCTTTTTCTTGTTCTTCTGGATTTAAGAATATCCATTCAGATAACAATTCAATGTTTCCTGTGTCTTTACATTTAAAAGCATAAGCTTGAGTGTAATGACTATTATCGGGATCAAAACGAACAACATAAACGCCATCTTCTATTTTTTGTCCATTACCATTACCAGCAATAACTACATGATGATGAAAGTATAAGGTATCACCAACCTTAGCATTTGTTTTATACTTTTCAGGAACAGCAAGTATTTCAGCTTCCATTTTTCTGTGCTGAAACTCATTGTATTTTGGATCAATGTAAATCTTGGAATCTCCCAGTTTCATCTCGTCATTGAATGCCTTCGGCAAGCTGACAAGAAAATCTTGTATACTACGCATTGTAAATAAATTTAAATTAAAAATTAAGGTCGTACTCTATGAGCACTGGTACATCTTCCACGCTCTTCCATAGCATAACACCATCGGAAGGATGTTTTATATATATCAAATATCTTTTTTGCTTGTAAGTATGTAGATACTTATCATCTAGAATGATCGTATCTACTTTTGCCTCCCCTGCCCTTTGTCCTATATAGTAGGCCATAGCATTTAAGGGATCAGTGCCTATTATGATCTTGCGTATCATTTTATTTAATTTAGTACACCAGATAGGAGTCGAACCTATAGCCGACAGCTTAGAAGGCTGTTGCTCTATCCATTGAGCTACTGGTGCTTATTTAATTTATTCCGTTTTCTCCAGCTCTATCAATCCAGTAATTGATAAATCTTGGATTATCTTCTTGTAAATGAATGTGATAAATATAGTCAAGAAAATTGTCTAATTCAATTTCGTCTGCTACAGAGATAGATGAAACTAAACTAAGATTTGCTTTTGTTTCGTCATCTTCCATATATATGGAGTCCATATCTAAAAATCCAACAGCTAATGCAAAAATACATTCAGACTCAAGTCCACTTTCTTCTATCGCTTGATTTATGGCTTCCATATATGTAGCAATTATTGCGGCTAAGTCCTTATGTCTTTCTTTCATTAAGTTAATTTTCTAATCATTACAAATGTTCCGTTTGGAACAGC